TCTGCGTAGAAAGGCAAGTGCTGGTTTACATAAGTTACCAGCATGATGACGTTCTCGACGCGAGGCTCTAGGCCGCGATCAAACCCGATCAGTTGGATTTTGGGTGGCGGGCCGATCTTGCGTTTCAGCTTGTATGGCATCTGCAAAAATTCCGTGTAAGTATCTATCGGCCAGTACTTCGTTGAAGGCAAGCATTTGGCGCTCAAGCTCGGAGAAGTCCACTGCACGCAGGGCTTCGCTTACCTCTGCAAAGGTAGTACCGCGAGGCTTTTGAATGACGACCTTTACAGGTTCGCCAAAAGCTTCCTCCATCGCATCCCGTATAGTGCGCTGTCGGTAGTCCTGCTTTCCTACGATGCGCCGCAGCTTGTAAGGCATGTCAGTACCACGCGAATGATATACCCTGCTCACGCATACGGTTGAGCGTCTCGACCTCGTAGGCGACCGCCGCCTCATAAGAGTCGAAACAGATCAGGTGCGTGCTTTTGAGGGGAGAGCGGTTGCGCTTGTCACGATACTCGCCGTAGACCGCTTTGTGCGTATCCTCGGTGTGCATCTGGTCGGCGTACGGCCCAATGCACCATTTGATGTAGTAGAGCGGCTTGTCCTTGACCTTGCAGATTTCGGTGACCCGCTCCATGGAACCGTTGTGTCCGAAGACATCCATGAGTTTGGGGTTGCGCGTGAATTCTGCGGCTCCGTCCGCATGGACGGTAATGACGTGACGTTCAGGCATTGCGATGCTCCGCAAGATGGGTTGATGCAATCGATTGTAAGGTGTTACCTGCCCCGTGTAAAGGAAAGGCGGGGAGCCATGCGCAACCCCCCGCCCCATAATCGCCCGCCAGTTCTAGCACGGAGCAAACGCACAGTCGGCGGGCAATACCTTATTCGACAAGCTTGGGCAGCGGCCACTGCGCGATGATGGCGGCGATGATGTTCGCCTTCGTATCTGCCGCCGTCACATCCGCAGGCGCGTACATGTCGATGAGTTCGGCCTTGGTGTGAACCTCAAGGTTGGTGGCAAGGGGAACGGGGTCTGGCGTATCGTCGTCATCGTCCTCGCCGTTCCAATCCTCGTCGTCGGCGTCGTCGGCATCCGACGAATCCCCCGCATCGCTGTCATCGGAAGCCCCGGTATCGGTGGTTTGCGCCGCGCTGGACGCCTCCGAAGGGTTTTCGGGTTCCCCGGTAGCGTCGGCACCGTCGCCCAATCCCGCTTGCATGCGATCCATGATGACCTTGCCAACGATGGTATCGGGATCGGAAGCTTGTTCGATTGCCATCCCGACCATGCGCGCAGCCGTGGTATACGGCACATAGATTCCGACCTCGGGAAAATTGCCGCCGTCGATGGTGAGCGCCTTGACGGCGGTTTCGTCCAGCGTGATGTGCCGCTCCACCGGATCGATGATGATGCCTGCGTAGCTGCCAGTGGGGAACGCTTCATCGTAGGGGATTTCGGAGGTAGTCGTCTTGTCGAAGCACGCCTTGCCGAATTGCTTGACGGCGTTCAGGTGTTTGAACTCTGTCGGTGCCCGCCACGGTTCATCGATACCGATGGCGAGACAGGCCAGCGCCGTACGGTGCGTGGATTCCTTGGTGCCGTGGTTCTTGTACGAACGCCGCGCGTGTTCGATAACTTCCTCGTACGCGGCGATCTTGAGTTGCTGGAAAGCGGAATCGTTCATGGTTGCCCCTTTTCGTATTTGGTTACGCGCTGCACCATGCAGACACGGTACAGCATGGGTGACGTGAGAGTGTCAACCACAATATACTCGATTCCAAGGTGCACGACAATATCTGGCCGTTCCCGTGTGTTGGGTATCTGCACCCGATGCAGCACCGAACGCATATCCTCGTCCATGAGATTCACATCGACCCATGGAATACTGTTGTTGACCTGCCACCGATTTTGCCGCGTAACGTTGTTCACGCGATGGCCGTCAGGGGATATGCCGACAAGTCGGCGCTGCCCCCTTTGGGGCAACGCTCCTTCGCTTTCACGACGCCGGGAATGAAAGACGGCGGCTCTCTGCCCTTCGGCTTCGATGTCTTTCTGACGGTCGTATTCGTCGGTCATCAGTAGTTGACCCGTTCGCCCATGTCGGGCGCGGGGCCGCAGTCGCCCACCGCAACACGCGCACGGGCAACGCCCGCAAACATTGCCTCAAACGGTGCCGTGGCATCCTGACAGGTGCCGCCGACATACCCTTCGGCTTCGATCTTGGTGGTGCCGTCCGGCTGGACGTGCATGAGAATACGCTTTTCAGCCATGATGTGTTCCTCGGTTAAAGGGGTTTGCGGCGACGGTCGCCAATCGCTTCGCTGTAGAGGTTGTGCACCTCATCAACGCCGACGATCACGCCGTTTTCGATGCGCTTGGCAAGATCGGTGATCCGTTTCTGCAACGCCACGGCTTCCTGTTCGCTTTGCTTAGCGTACAAGAGCGCATTGGCAAGATTCTGCAAATCGGACTCGACCTTGGTATCGCGGGTTTTACCCACGATTTCTTCGAAGGATTTCGCTGCCATGTGGCATCCTCTTGGAATGAGTGTTGGTAGCAAGCGACGGGTGCCGCTTGCAATCGATTGTAGGATCAGGACGCGGCGACGAGTTCCAGCGTGACCGTGCCCTTGTCCCCGGCGAGGCGGCGCGACGTGTAGCCCATTTGCGCGGCCTGATATTCGGCTTCGCGCAGGGTGTATTCCTGCAACAGCTTGCCGAGCGGCTGGTTGTACGCCTGCTTGTTCGCGTAGTAGTCGGGCAGACCGTAGGGGTCAGCGACGAGCGTGTACGCGCCGTCCTTCTGCCTGACGAGGCCGATCCCGTAATTGCGGTTGATCCGCCCATCGCCTCCGGTGTGTTCGATGGCGGCGTCACACTTGTTCGGCTGGCCGGGGTAGGTAACAAACGTCGTGGCATTGACGTTCAGCTTGCCCGCCCCTTTCGAAAGCTCGTGGGCGATCTGGCCGAGAAGGGTGAGGTTGCGGATGCGAACCTTGTCCATGATGATGTTGTGCGACATGTTATGCGATGCTCCGTTGCATGTTAACGCGGTTGCAGAATAGCGCATTGGTCTTGCTGTAGCAAGGCAAGATTACCTTGTCACGATGTTCCGAACCCGACGAATGCGCCCTGCGCCGAGTTTGGAGGGAGTCTTGTTGACGATGACCTTGGACGTTTTGCCGCCTTCGAGTTGCTGGTAGTTGAAGACCTGATCCTCTGCCTCGTAATACGGGTCAAGGATGTCCTGCAATGCGGCGTCTGACGGAACAGAAAGATGTTTGCGCCACGTGAGTTGATGGCGCTGCGGTAGCTGTTCTTCGTCGGTGACAAGGTGGAACCTGCCCTCGAAATGCACTGTAGGCACAGCCGCAAGGTGGTGCGGCGGCAATTCAACGCTGATGCGCCATAGCGGCGCGTTCGGGTCCACGACCAAGAGCAGGTATTCGTAGTTGGGTATCAGACCGCCGCTCTGATCGTAGTGATCGTACTCGACGAGGATTTCGGTCATCGGCGCGACCTCATAGCGGCTTTCCCACCACTTGCCCGCATCCGTGGGCGAGAACTGTTCCGTCGCTGGCATATCGCGCACAATGCTGGTATCGCCGTAGCCCGCGATCTTGCGCTGATACGCGACGTACATAGGGATGATTTCGAAACCCTTTTCGCTGTTGATCAGCGTCCAGAGCTTGATTTCGCAGTTGCGACGCAGGGAATTACCCTGACGCCGCAGACTGTCCTTTCCATGGCTTAGCTGCACGTACATTACGGGGTTACCTTTCGAGTGACCTTGATTTTGCGGCGAGGCGTGGCCGATCCTGCAATCGATTGTTGCACGTCCGAACTCGCAAGTCGAGCGTTTTGCAGCGCCCATTGCCGCATTTCATCGAAGTCCTTGGCCCGTGTGATGTACATGGGTTTGATGCTTGCGACGGCATCATCGATGTGGTGCGGGTGAAGCCCCGGCTCATCGTCGGATAGCGACATGACGAGCGCGTCTTCGATGATTGCCTCGATTTCAGAACCGACGAAATTCTCGGTCCTGTCGATGAGGGTCTGTACGAAGTCGTCAGGCGCATCGTGCCCGCGCTTGCGCGCATGGATTTTCACGATTTGCGCGCGTTCGGTGACGTTCGGCACGTTGACCGACCATACCTCATCCACGCGGCCCTTGCGGAGCAATTCCGGGGGCAGGCCACCGATACGGTTGGCGGTCATGATGAGAAAGATGGGACGGTTGATCTGGTCCCTCTCTTGCATCCACGTAAGGAACGTACCAAACACGCGGCTGGTGGTGCCGCCGTCCGTATTCGATCCACCGAGCATCCCGGCGAAACCCTTGTCGATTTCATCCAGCATCAGTACGACAGGAGACATAGCGTCGAGCATTGCCAGCACCCCGCGCATTGCGGCCTCGGATTGCCCGATGTAAGCGCCGAAAACGCGGCCAATGTCGAAGCGGATCACGGGCAAATTGAGAATGGACCCAGCCGCCTTGGCAAGCATGGATTTCCCCGTGCCGGGTGGGCCGACAACGAGTGCGCCGCGCGAAGGTGTGACGCCGAACGTAAGCGCCTCGGGCCTGTAGGTAGCTGCCCGTTGCCGCATCCATTGTTTGAAGAGGTCGAGACCACCGATCTGATCCTCTGCAACGGTCGGCTGCAATTCGAGAACGTTCGTCTTGCGAAGCATGCTGGTCTTGTATTCCCGCAGCATGTCAACGATGTGTTGCGCAGTGATCGGCGGGAACGTCATTACGTCCGCTTCTTCGGCTTCGCTGCGTTCGATGTCGTACTTGGTGATCGACAGAGCAAGTGCGGTTTCAAAATCGTGTTCCGTCATGCCCGCGCCGTTCGCGAGAATGGCATCACGCTCCGCATCACTCAATACGCGAACCTCACGACCACCGACGCGCTTCCTTTCGCTGCCCGGTCGGTTTTCCGGCTCCTGCGAATCGAGCACCGCATCAAGAACCTCGTTGAGTTCATCGCGGGTCGGATAGTCCATCGTGACGATGTATGCGATGGCGCTGATGTCATCGGGTATCGCCGCCGTAACAGGCACGATGAAGAACAACCGCTGTTTGATCGTTAGCGACCGCTGCGCTTGCTTTCGGATCATGTTGCGCATCGCAGATGTCTCGAAGACGTGGTAGGCGTCCAGCATGACGAAAACGCCGTTGTCAGGCGTCGTCTCGCTTTCATTCCCGAGCGCCATGATAGCGCGCACGTTATCGGCGGTGTTGACATCGTAGGTGGACGGCTTGAGCGCATCAAATACGCCGTCGCCGTCGCCAAGCGCAGATGATCGATAGGTAGCCCAACCGTGTTCCGTAGTATGGAGGCGGAAGGGAGCGCCGATGGACTCCGCGTGGCTGTAGATTTCGTCAACGATCTTGTAGACCTCGGTGGGCTGGCACCGAACGATCATGACACCGATGGAAGCGTTTGCCGCGATAGTGATTTCGCGCAGCAATTTCTCGCGCGCCGATGTCGGCGGCGCTGTGTGAATTGTCATGGGTTGCTCCGTTGCAATCGATTGTAAGCGCATAGTGCGTTGATGCTAGCATATGTTTCAGGTGTATTGAAACGAAAAAACGCGGCCAGCCTTGAGGGGCCGACCGCGCTTCCTGACGACGAGAGGCCAGTGACCCTGACGCCGCACACCGAATACTGTATTGCAGATTTTTTTCCTCCCGTCAACCCCCTTGCACAAAAATCTTTGACAAGAAGTTAACCCCCTCGCAGCCGGGAGGAAAGGGAGGATCAAAGCTGCGAGGGGGCGGCGCGCATAGTGTCCAGCCATGGTGCCGCGTATAGCTTAGCTTGGCTGGACAATACGTGCAAGAGGTATTCGTTACAGCGCCGGAGGTTCCAGAACGTAAAGGTAACCATCGCGCGGACCGATAGCGCGACAGTAGTAGTTCTGCGAGGTCGCCGGAAGCGTTACCGGGGAATCACCGGGGTACAGCAACATGTAAGACCCCGGCCCTATGTCATCTTCGGGGTCTTCCTCGTCATATTCAGGCGACGTACCAGCCATTTTCAGAGCAAGAGGGATTTGCTCGGTATTCTGCACCAACAAGGGGTTTGCCGGCGCAGAGGCAACTGTAACCCATTCGTCGTTTGGAACTTGCATATACTGTCCTCCGTTGCAATCGATTGTAAGGCGGGGAGCGCCCCCGCCTCACGGTTTCAGAGGTCAGTCCTGATACGCGAAGATGCGGCGGGTGGACGGCGCGGAGGTCGCAACCACGCCCATGCCGAAGCCGAGGTCGCCACGCATGTCGTTCAGCGCCAGAGCCAACGTGGAAATGTTGTTGCGCACAGCGCCAAGGGCCGCGTCAACGGTCGCGTCGGTGAGCGTCTGCTGCCCGCTGGTCGCGGCGGTGCCCGTCGAAGACCCGTTCAGGTCGTCCACATCCCATCCAAGACGTTCTTCGTCCGATGCAACGAATCCACCAACGCCGTCCTGCAACGGCTCAAGGCCGATGGCAACACGAAGGAAGTTGATCGCGGCAACGAGGGTGGACTGGTAGTTCCGCATCTTGTTGATTTCACGGATGCCGCCAGCCGCCTCGACGCAGCCGGAAGTAGCAGCGGTCAGCGCGGACGTGATCGCACCGATGGTGCCGTCAGGCGACGTACCCGACATGCCCGTGATGTAGACCGGACCATCGTTGTCGAAGCCAAGAATGGCGTGCAACATTTCGTTCACACGGTCAGCCAGTTCGAAGTGCGCGTTGTTGATCGCGGACACCGCAGTGTCAAACCCGGCCTTGGGCGAGAACGCGGTGACGCCATCCACGATACCGATGGTCGGGGTCACAACGGCGGCAAGATCGTAATCAGTGTCGGCGGTGCCGCCCGTCGAATCGGTCAGCGCGCCGATGGCGGCGGCAACAGGCTCAACGGGGTCGGCGGAAGTGTCGATACCGATGGAGGTCGCGGCCTTGAGACGCTGACGCGCAAGCTCCTGCGCAAGAGCGGTGATCGCGTCCTGCGTCATGACGTGATCCCACTGGACACGCTGGACGCCAAGCTGGGTGATGAACGGAAGTTTCGTGCGTTGCGACATTATCGCGCTCCATAGCAAGAGGTTCAGCTTCGGGGCTTCGGCTCATCCTTATCCCGTCCACGTTCGCAACTTACTACAATCGATTGCAGCGGTCAATCAAGTAGATTTGGGCAGAGGTAGAGTCGGCGGCGTATAGTTGCCACCGCCGTAGCGCGCAACACCCTTGGTAATACGTACCGCCTTGATTTGCCCGTTAGCTGCGCCGGAAGAGCCAGTGCCGCTTACGGAACGACCAATACCCAAAAATATATTGTTCACGCCCGGATCAAAAATAGCGCCGCTGATACTGGCTGTACGAACAAGTACTCCATCCACATAAAAATACAGGTTGGACCCCTGACGTTCAATACATAGATCGTATTCTGTGGCAGAGTCTAGGGTGCTACTACCTATAAAAGCAGTAAGATTACCACAGGACTCAGTTACAACAGAAGCATCAAGACCGTCAGTGGACCACTGCAAACCAAAGGAGTTGGAGTTACCTAGCGTTACAAAACGCCAACCTCTTTCTCCGTCTGTTGTTTGATAGTTGGCTACCATTGTGCGGGTAGCGGCTATAGATCCTCTCCATTTGAATACTTCGATTGTGAAATCCCCTGAGTCAAAATTCCATACGTTAGAAGCAGCATTTCTTGCCACGTAACCTAGCGTATTGGGGTCAGACTGAAACCTATCATTAATCCATTGATCCTGTGTGAGATTGTACGGGCGGAACGCATCCTCTACGCCTGATTGATTGCCGTAATACTTGCAACCCCATTCTCCCTCGAAATCTAATAGAAGCGCGACGTTTGCAAAGTCTGGATCGTCAGTCACATTGCGCCCAAAGATAGTAGTGGGCGGCGTAAAAGATGCACCCGTGTAGCGGGGTACGCCTATTGTCAGGCGAAACTCATCCATCCAGCACTCTAGGCCGTTATCTGGATCATTATCAACGTTGGAGTTACAGCTTGCGCCAATAAGGATGTTGTAGTCGTTTGCGTTGGTATTTACCCATACCGGGTTGGTACTGATGTTTCCGGTGACAGACCCACGCAAACCGTCAACGTACACGTCGATGTTGGCACCGTGACGCCGAACTGCGATATGATGAAAATTTCCATCCCACATGGTAGCAGGGCTAACGCCATCGGTATCAAGATCGAAGCTGGCTGTGACTACGCCTGTGCCTGTTCCGTTAATTGAAATTTCAACGAATACAACGTTAGTGGTCGGGTTATACCCGATGCGCATGTGTCTCTTGTTCGAAAGCGTTTGCCATGCCCCGTACCAGTACCCGGTGGGTGAAGGTTCCGAATTTGCTGCGGTCCAGAACTCAATGCACCAATCGCTTGTTCCAAAATCTATAGTATTGCCGCGCGGACCTGCGATGTACCCTTCGCCGCCTTCGTGGCAACGCATGGACCGTGTTCCAAACTTGAACTTGCTGGTATCCCAGCGAACTTGCTCGTTGTATATAGGTGCAGCGTCTCTGCCACGAATCTCAAGTGTCTTTGGCGTGCCGCTCAAATCCTTTGGCGACCAGAATTCCTGAATCAGAAGAACATTAGCGTAAAGTGCATCCCCGGTCGGCGGCGGTGGTCCCCCGCCAGCGGCCATAGCAGAGGCCAGAATACCGATCAGAGGGGTGATACTCATGTGTCAAGGTCTCCGACGAGAAGATAATCGTCCGCTGCAATAGGTATGAGGGTGGCGGCGCTGTACTGCGTGCGCAAGGAAAGATTGCCGTCTGCGCTACGGATAGTGACACCCGATCCAGCCACAAACGATACTGCGCCAGCGCCGTATGCCGCAACAATAAGAGGTTCCGTTCCGGTAAGTGACGGCGGCACTGTGATGTCAGCGGCAGAGCCAAAATTCGCCAAAACGATCTGATTGCCGCCAAGATGCGTGTCGGTAACGCTGAACGCAGAAGCTTCGGTGCTGACGGTCACAGATGGCGGGCTGACAAGGCTGTTCGGATCATCAAGCTCGTAACCGTCTTCGGTGGCATTGACCTTTGCGACGAATCCTGCATCGCCACCGCCCGGTACGGGAAGTCCGAGCAATACGCGACCCGGAAAGCCTGTCTGTGATCCCGGCATTATTGACCCTCCATGAGTCGTAGGTCGATTAGCGTATGCTCATCCGGCACCGCACACCGAATATACAACTGTATCCCCTGCTTTTTCAAGTCTCGAATGACGAAGGGGTCGGATTCCTCTGTCGCGAGATACACGTCCTCGGGATTCGTAGGCAGATTTGCCGCCCTGCTCGGTTTTGCGAAGGTGTAGTGAAGGTCATGCGGACCCATTACGCGGAGCCGCACATAGCTGGGGATTGACTCATCCACCGGAGTCCAGTTGTGATCGACGCTTCTCATTTTCTTCCCGCTACAATCGATTGTAGCGCGGAGTCTCCCCCGCGCTACGCCTGCCTCATTGCTCTGTTATTCTGATTTCTGCCACGGCAGAAGCCGCAGCGGTGTACTGGCGCGAATACGGCCCACGACGACCAAGAGACCGCCGATGGCGGTAAAGATGGCATCGATCTGCTGGTTGACGAAGATCGCATCTTCGTTCGAGAAGTTGATCCCGAACAGAGCGGCCAGCGGCGGCAACGTCAGGATGAACGCGCCGATCATCGTGAGAGAGATTCCGAAGAACTTGGTATCGGTATTCTGTTCGTTCATGGTGTGCATCCTTGGGTTGTGGTCAGTGGGTGCAGTATACCCCAAGACGGCGATTGATTCATCACAATCTTAGGATGGCGGCGCGTAGTCCATCTGGACGTTGAACGGACCCCACGTCATGAGCAGTTCGTTGTCCGTCAAAGGACTGCGGTGTACCGTCTGTACCATGAACTCCGTATCGCATCCGTGTTCGATCAGGATTTCCATGTTGTTGTCCGTCGAAGGCGTTGACGGCGCGATAGGATCGTCAGGCGTAGGTCTGCGCCATTCGAGTTGTCGCGGAATCTGTCGCATGTCGTATAGCTCCATCGACAGAAGTTCCGCCTCCATACCCAACGGGTAAGCGGTTTTCTGGAATACGCCATACGCGAGGTTGTCATCCTCGTTGATGCAGTAGAATTCCGTGAAGGCGAGATTCATCATGGGTTTGATGATACGCAGTTCGACCTTGGCACCAGTTTGGCCAAGGACCGCCTGAAACGGAACCCACACAAGCACGGCTACGACGAAGACCATGCTAGCGTAGTAGATGGTGGACCTCACCCATTGAAAAACAGAGTATGTCATTTCCCTTCCTCGTCATCCTTCCCGTTACGGGGATCATTGTTAAGCCCAGCCTGTGCTCGCAGGAACGCGGCGAACAAATCGCGCAGGTAGCTTATGTCGATGCCGAGAGCAATCGCCGCCAATGCCAGATAGACAAGGTTAGGCACAGGTTTAGCCAACACATCGAATCCGTAGTCCGCAATGAAAAGGACAAGGATAGCAAGGATGGTCAGCAACCTGAGCAAGCTCAGTTCATCGGTTGTTTTCTTCGGTTTCCTTGCCACGATTCCACCTGACATTACGTGACGAGTAGTAAACGGTCGCCACGGCAAACGCGAGTAGACCTCCCGGCCCCCCAAGTACAAAGAATGCGGCACCTTCTGCGAGTACAACACTCGCGACCATCATGTTTGCGGTCATTTGAACATACATCGCATTAGGTGTGCTGGGGGTTGAACATGGGCCGAGACATGTTTGTCTTTCGGCGTTTATGGGAATGGGAGGATCGCTAGGTATGGAATGTGCGTGGTAGTGCCATGAAACATACGCTTTATTAACTGGTTAGTCAATATAGCGCAGGTTTCATATATAAGCCGCTATAATCGATTGCAAGGGCTTATTGGGATTGAATTACAGTACCCACAAGGGTGAAGTTGATGTCCTCGATTCCAAAGGGGTCCGCTGGTCCTGTTACCGTAAGTACATCCCCCGCCGCATACACAAGATCGCCTGATCCTGTGGTGTTGAAAGCGAAGGAACCATCGGTGGCAACAGTCACAGTTCCGACGGACGAACCGTTGCGACGCACGGTCATAGCGTAACTGGAAGAGGGATCAGTGATGCAGGCCCCACGGGAACCAGCGAAGTTGTCAGGGAACGTTGTTTCTCGGGCAAAAACGATGCGCGCCAGCGTCTCGCTTGGATTCGGCGCACCGAATACCGCAACGTCCACGTCATAGGGCGCTATGACAGTGGAAATAGATAGAGCCTGCGAAACGTCAACGATGTCCGTGCCATCACAGTAAACGAGCTTGACCTGCCCCGGCGCAAGGGGCGACCCTGTGCCTGCGCTGGTTTTGATCGTGGCCGTCTCTGTCGTCTGGTTGTTGACGATAAACAGGTGGTTGTTGTCGGGGTGGATCACGTTGAAGTTTTCGGTAGCCCCGTCAAGCAAAGTCAAATAGATAAACCGCAAGGCAGTGCGGCTGCTCAAATCGTTGGCATCATCGAATGGGATATTCAGGTTGTACCCAATCGTGGTGGCCGCAGAGGTATCAAGATCATAGCTTGCCGCGATGACCGATTCCATTTGAGTCAACGCAGTGCTGATCGCAGTGGCTTTCTGCGTCTGGCTCTCGCTGATCAAGAGAAGTTCAAGAAGTGACGATACAGCCATTATACTACCGCTGCTCCTGCGTTGCCGCGCCCAACTATGGACGAAATCTGATATACATTTACTGTGACGGGTGCGCCGGGTGTCAATCCGTCGCTGGTCTGCTGTGCCGCAGTATACGACGCCTGCGTTGCGTTTTCCACCGTGATTGTTCTCACGACATCAGGCCCGTCCATTATGTCGAGTTCAAACCGCAAAATGGTCTCTGCGTTCGGTAGATCAGAACCATCCAGCAAAGCAGTGTAACGTCGATCACGACGCGCCCACGAAATCGTGAGGTTATCGCTCATGTCCCGTGTACCTGTGATCATGACAGGAGAGAAGGGGCGAACGCGCGCACCAGTATTGGTAAACTGCTGCGGTGTCGCAGCAGATGGCAACTGCGTATAAGTCACGCCTCTATACTCAAGGGGGACGCCACGGTAGGAAAGCGTGTCGCTCACGTTTACAAGGGACGGGCTTTCAAGAAGCACGAACCTTTCGCCAAGAGTGTGCCCGGCCAAGATAGATGGCAAATCGGTGCCCCTACGGCCACGAAGGAAATTTGACAGCATGTATTCGTTGGCGCTAAGACGCGCGGCGGTCATGAATTGCACAACCTCATTCCCGATGATCGCCATGTTACGACCAGCCAAAAGCTGATCAGGCGTGACACTGGAAAGTTCATCGAAGTCGTTCACAATGATGTACACGCGGCTGGCTGTATCGACCACTTCGGCAAGGCCGTTCACAAGCGTGGCCCGATGCACAACGCCTGCGATTGCGCGCTGATTGCGCGAGAACAACGGTTGCGAAGCAGCGCCGCCGTCCAGCGACCTGTACGCTTCCGCTCCGCGCCAGTTGGGCTGCGGGGAACCAAATGCAGCGTAGAAACCGAAGTTGCCGTGTTGCTCCACAAGAGGCGGCACATCCATTAGATATAGGTCGGTGCGTGGCAGGAAGCCGGGCACAGGCGGCGTACCGCGCCATCCTGTGTTATCCATGAGTGTACGGTCATCCTCCCCTTCGGCTGGCACGTATAGCGTGATGTCGTGCAGCGTACCTTCGATTTCGATGAGACCGTTTGCGCCGCGATTACGTCTGGTCACCCGAACAGTGAGATTGTCCTTGCCAAGTTCTGTTCCGTCGATGAACAGAATATCGGTGGGTGCGACGTTGATGTACTTGGGCGGCAATTCGAACGATACGACGAACCGCTCCATCCAAATGTCGCGCATCTTGTCGCGCACAAGGGTTTTGGCGTTCTCTGCTGGAATAACCGCTGCGTACTCCACAAGAGCGTCCCCAACCGCGTCGGACATTTGCCTCATGTAGATTGCAGTATTGCCTTGATAGTTTCGTTCAACGTCCTTGAAACGCAAGGAAAGGTTGCGCGGCATTGATACCTCGTCGCGCATAGCGATACGGACAAGCGCCTGCTGATCGTCGTCGTATTCAGCTTCCTTACCGCCGAGGTCGCTGTAATCGATTGTAAGGTCAGTACCACGGTCACGTGGACGAAATACGAGGGAGTTTCCGATTTCCGCAACGTCAACGCGAAAAGTCTCAAGCAGCAATTCCATCGCCGCCCGGTAGTCTGTCTTGTCCCCGACAGTATACCCAAGAATATGACTCGCCTGCCCCATGTCCGGTAGCGCGGAAATATCGAAATACTCATCGTCAACGCCAGCGCGACGCATCATGTCAGACAGAGCATCCGCCACTCTGGCATCGTCGTATTGCACAACCTCAAACGAAAAGCTTGGAATACGGTTACCATATGGTCCAAGCTCAAGGCGGTCAAAGACAACGTGCGCCCGTCCGATATAGGCGGGAACATCCTCGTCCAGCGTGGCTTCCATCGTCGGGTCTGGTATCTGCGTATCGTGCCCCGGATAAACCGTGATGTTGTCGGGGCCAATATAGGTAAGTACCGCTCTCTCGGAAAAATCATTGATGGCGTCGTACAAATTCCAGTAGTCGGGCCAGTCTCTAACGTCAGGGTCATCCCCTTCCAGATAGCCTTTACTGATTTCGAGCGAACCTGTTTCAACAACCATGTCAGCAAAGACAGGGAAGTTGAGAAGATACTGGCAACGAAAACGCACATACCGTGCCTCTGCCGGAATAGTTCCTGTGAAGGCCAGCGCCACAACAGGCTCATCGTCTTCCCACCGAAAATCGGGAGAATCTGTCTGTAAGCTGACGCCGACAGTATTGTCGTCAAGAAGGATGTTGTCTCCCTCGGAGTAGAATTCAACCTGAAAGAACGCCCTGCCGTTGGTCAAACCAAATGACGCGGTGATATTGATCAATTGATTAAAAGAGTAGGTGCCGGGTCCGTCAGAATCCAGATCGACAAATACCTCTATGGTTTCGGTCCAAGAGATAAAACGACCCGGAATCTGGATAAGCCTGCGGTCAAACTCTCCGAGGGGCGGGCCTTCGACGAGTCGGCCAGTGTAGGCATGGCTTTCATGTAGAGGAATATAGTACCCCGTCGCCGTATCGCGCCAGTACACGACTTGCTTCGTGTTGGTCAAAAGATCGTTGGCCTCGCCCTCCGTGATACGGATCATGGCACTCATGTTGCCGTTGGCCTTGTAGAAGTTGCCATCGTCCGTATCGGTGTATTCACGAATGATCGACCACGGGATAAGCGTGGGTTCATACAAGTGATCGCGATAGTACGAAGGGTAGGGGATGCCACCGATGTTCTGAGGATGCTCCGAAGTCGAGGTTTCCATTTCGTAGCGGGTGCCACGAACAATGTTGCCTTCCGCCCAAATCCGACCAATACCGAGGACCGGACCCTCGGAAAGCATATAATCAATATCCACGTGGTACGTGTAGGAGACGACAGGTGCGCCGCCTTTACCGCCGATGCTCTGCTTGTTGGCTGTCTCGATCAGATCAGACGAAGCGATAACGATGCCCGCCACTCTGTCTGCGCCGTAAACAAGTGGGATAGGCACGCCGGGTTCTGCGCGCGTAACCGCCGTGTCTTCGATGCGAGGCGGCTTCGTGGAAGAACCAAAGATAAGTTTGTCAACGTAGCCGCCAATGGCTGAACCAATGAAACCGCCAAGCGGCCCCAAGAGGCTCGAACCAACGCTCCCAAGTACCATTGCGGCCATTTGTCAGTCCTCGAAGTTAGGCAAAGTCCAAAGGGAGCTTACCCTGTGCGACCAGTAAGTGATGTTCATAGGCATTTCCATGACACAACGTCGAGCTTTCGCGTACGAATGTATCATGTGTGGCCGACCGTGCTTGTCTGTTCCCGTGTAAACCGCGATATGCCGTGGAAGCCCCTCACGGTCAATCCAGAAAATCATAACGTCTCCGGGTTGTACCTGAGACGTAAGGGCTTGCAATCGATTGTAGGGAAGCGGGGTCAGGAAATCCGCAGCGCGCGTTTCAAACAGCGTGCTGTCAGGTGTCCTTTCATATCCATCGATAAGAGCGGCCTTGTCCGTGATACCCAAATCCTTTGCGGCAACGGCAAGCAACCCGATACAGTCGAGGCCAGCACGTGACCTACCTTGATGCAGGAACCTGACCCCTTTGTAGGATCGCAGTTGCGCAAGCCATTGTTCACGGGATACGCCAAGCATTACGCATCCTCTCCGTCTTCCGGTTCTTCGGGCGGTGCTTGAGCAAACGACTGCGGATAGGACACAAGGTAATCCGTGCCAGACAGGTAGGGTTCGCCGCCAAACCTGCTGTAATTGTTGAACCGTTCGCGGCACTCCGTTTTACCTTTGCCACACCCCTGCAAAAGATTGACGCTATCGCCAACCTCAATGTCGTACGGGACAGGCAGGAAAAGCTGAATGGAGTTCTCGTAATTGCGGATGATTTCCATCGACACGCCTTCGTTGTTTCCAGACGTGAATGTGCAGCGCCCCCACGCATAAAGACCGTGACGTTCAAGTGGAATGTTCAGAGTGAAAATATCTCGGGAGTTGGCCTCCGTGACAGTTGCCGCATGCGTGTAAGTCAACGGATCAATACCGCAACGGGCATCCGTAAATGTCCAACGACATTCGACCGAAGTTGTCTGGATGAAATACTGCGCCAGCTTTTGCGCGATACCACGAAGCTCTGCCTTGAATTGCACCCCCTCTGCGGAGATTTCCCCCATCCAAGAGACGCGCAGCGGCAGGGTAAGAATGGACGACCTGCCCCAATAGGCTAGGAAGATTTCGACCTTGGCTTGACTGTAGATACCAGCAAGGATGTCGTTCTCTGTGATCGATTCTTCGCCAATGATTGCGATAAGATCGAGGTTGGACACCGCCAGACCCGCGCTGTCTTCGATTGCCGTAAGCTGAAAACCGTCTGCCGGATAGTACCAGTAGGCGAGACCATCGCTTTCAACGATTCTGATCTGCTTGTCGTGCGACGTATACCGAAACACGACGCCATCGCGCCGCGATACCTTGATGCACTCAGCGTACTTCGTGCGAGTCTTGGCAAGAAGATCGTAGATTTCAGTATAGTCGGCGCGGTTCACTCGAAAACCTCCACAAGCACAACGTTGCCGAAGGTGGCCGTAACCGAGTCACGCAAGCCTGCGGTGATTTCGCTCTCTGCGTCTTCGTCCGTTTCGAACCGCACAGGCACATAGAAGTAGTACCCTGCCGTAATTTCCGCGCCAGCCGGGGGAAGCGCCGAACGAATGTTCACGTTCTCGGGGCCGAGAACAGCGGTGCCGAGACTTGAACCATTGTAGTTCTCAAGAACGATGCTGGAACCGTCGATTGCACGAACACGTTGCGGATCGCCGCCCTCGACAGCGTTGTACGCATTGTTGGACCAACCGGACACATACACAAGATCGCCAACCTGCAATCCAGCGATGCTGCCGCCAGTGATGACCCCGCCTGCCGTCCTGCTGCGGCTCTGAGTCAAGTTGTACGGCTGCAAGAATGTGATCAGGTTGTCGGCATAGGAATATGTCCAGTTAGCACATTCGAAGCCATCGATTGCAACCTGCAAGGTTCCTTCCTTGGGGTACAGGATTCGACGGCGACGCTCACGTACACCGTGCCTGTAGTATTTATAGAGCGGATACTGCGACTGGTTGCCAACTGCCACCGCAACGAATTGGTCAAGAGGCGTAACGTCCTCCCCGGAAAGAACAACGCCATCGATGTTGCGGGACGTGTGGTCCATCGGATCAAGGAACAGGAAGCCGATGTAGGAGCCTGCGCAGACGTGCCAGATATTCATGACGTTTGCCACGTCCGAAGCTGGCGCATTTTCCAGCACAACGTTGTACTTGTGCTTGGGATAGACCCACCGCTGATTGCGCTGCTCCGCGCCGCTGGCGACCTCGATCTTGTCCGTCACGTAACGCGGCACACCCGTCGATCCATACGTGATGCACTCGGGGAAGATCACATCGGTGTAGATCATGGAAGAGTCCTCGTTGATGAAATTGCTCTCACGGTCAGGGACCGCTACGTTGACGCCCGCCCTGTTCACCACAAGATCGCCGTAGGGGTCAAGCGCGGCCACACTAACGCCTGCCCTGTCGATAATCAAATCGTCAGAGTAGTTGTAGGTGGATACGCTTACACCTGCCGTTTCGACATACAAGGCCATTACAGCACCGGATCAAAAGCGAGTCGGATATTCATGGTGTTGATGCCTGTGGGAGTAAGTTGCAGCGTCCCCGGCATGGCGATGGCTGGCTTTCTGGAATGCACACTTTCCAGTGCGCCGATGGAGATACGTTTCGGCAAGAAGGTGGCGGCGTTGGTCCCACTCTGCGGCCCGAAAGACATGCCAGTCTGTTCCTCGGTGCTGGTATTCTCCGCAAAGACCTCGACGCTGTATGCCGTGACGTTTTCAATGCCACCGGGCAGGTCGTCAAGGCTGTACAGAAGGAAGGCGTTGGGGTTGGTCGGGTTCGCCGCGATGGATGTCCACGAATTGCTGGAAATCACACCGCCAAGGCCCAGCCACACGATGTTCTGCGGGCCGCGAAGCTGGTTCGTATTGGACGATCCAGTGGACACAAAGATGTCATCCAGCCACATCGTGTACCCATCGTCCCCGAAAAACGATGTGGCGGCGTTGATGAAGTGTACCGACGAAATCAGCGGGGCCGATGCCTTGCGCAGAAGCGCATTGGCGACCTCATCGACAATCGTTTCCCCGTTGATGCCGATGGAGACAAACGGGACGCCTGCCACATAGTCAACGAGAAATTCGATGTAGTTCCACGCGGTAAACCGGACAGTCCGCGAGGGCGTGTCCGTGTCTGTGATGATGCCGGGCGTTATTTGGTCGGAAGCGCGAGGCGTGATGTCCTCCGTGGAGGCAAACACGCGACCAGTTGGCGTGATCCAGATGGAAATCTGTTCCTCGTCCCCGTTGGCACCGTCATAGCGGAGTTGCATGATGGGGACGGCTTCGGTTGGGACAGTGGACCACTTGAAGCCCGCTCCACAGGTCAGACGTGCCTTGCTGGTAAAGGCCCACCCGATATTCACGTTGTCGTCGCGGCAGAACGATCCGGGGCTACCTGAGACCCGCACAAACTCAAGGCTCTGCCCACCGGGTTTCCGTGATTCGTCGTCAACCACCGCAAGAGAAGCGCCGGATTCATCGAACCAATCCGTAACAAGGTCCGGCGTGACCCCGGCTAGTATGCTCACGACCTCAGCCGCAGAAATACTCCCCGTGTCATACTGATCGAAGCCTTCGAGAAGAATGGGGGTCATGTTTAGTTACCGTCCTTGCAATCGATTGTAGGGTCAGGTGTTACGCTTTGCCTTGTCAAGCTGACGAGCAAGCATCTTTGCGTGTTGCGAAGCCGAGCGGCGGAACCCATTCGGGCTATTGCCACCACCCATGACATACGTGACACGCAGATTGATGCTGTCCCCTTGACTGTTGTTGGAGTTTACCATGCTGCCGCTGAAACTTCCACCACCGACATAGCCGCCGTCCGAGTACCCCGGCATCATGCCGTTGTTGATCATTTCCAGAAGCGGACGCCAACGGTCGGTTTGCTTTTTCTTGACGACGAACTCGCCGCCATGGACGACACCCGCGATTTCGTCAGGGTCGATATTGCCAGTGTAACCACCATCGTCAAAGAGGTTGCCGAGGAAGCCGAACAAGCCGCCCATACCCCCGCCGAGACCGCCAATGCTACCAAGTCCACCGACCGCAGTAACAGGGGAGTAGGTAACGCCTGCGCCAGACGCGACCTGTTGCGCCATCGCCTGCATGGATTGGATAAACTGGTTGAAAACATTGGCTAGGTTGGTTCCAAAGTCGTTGACCGCGCTTGTAATCGATTGCACGGCTTGGTCCAGACCGGGGACGCCACCCCCTAGCAAGTCCTGCCCGACACCGCCAACGGCAGGTTGAGTCGAACCACCCATAAGTGGCGAAAGGTACTGGTTGGGGTCACCCGTAAGTTGCCCATTATACGGCAAGGTAGTTTGCATGCCGCCGCCGTACTGCGCGTAAATCCTGTCAGCTTCCGACATCCGGCGCGCGTAGTTGGCGTGCGCCGGGTCAGGGCGTTCGTACTGCCGAGCAATGATGTCAGCCGCCTCGCTTGCATCGGTTACGCCTTCCAGCGCCCGAGCAACGCCCGCTTCCGTGGTTTGCAGTTCATGCACGAAGAAGTCAAGCTGCGTACCAATGTCGCCAAACGCGGCCCCGGCCTCCGTAGCAAATTGTTGATAGTCCTGCATGCGGCTAGCGTGCCACTGTGCAAGCCCGAAAGAGGTTCCATTGTCCCCGAGGGCGTTCGGGTCAAGGCCGCTCTCTTGGATGAAGTTGCCGACCGCACCAGCCGCAACAGGTGCGCTAAGACCCCGCTCCATGAGTGCTTGGAAAATCTGCTGTTCGCCCGCGATGCCTTCCTGCAACGCCGTTGCGGCAGTCTGCATGAGTTGTTGACCCGAATTCTGGAACGCCATTCCAAATTCGCCGTCAAGCTGGAAGTGCGGGCCGTCGAAGAACGACTGCCACTCACCGCCCCACGTAAGTTGGTCCTGATAGCCAAGCTGACCAGCCGCTTGCTCAACATACCCGGCAAGTTCAGTGTAGGCTTCCGGCGACCAGTTGGCCGATCCGTCTGCGTTCATGATGACGACATCCGCCGCCATACCCGTCAGGTGGCGGGAGTTCATTGTTTGCGAAGCGCCACGGGCAACAAGTTCACGCTGTTCCTCGACAGTGCGCAGACCGTCCGTAATCTCGAAATCGATGCCAGACATTTGCTTGGCGAGGGCGAGAATTTCGACAAGTCGGGAATCAACGCCAGTCAGGTGTTCGACGCTGCGTTGGCTGAACAACTCTACCGACTGAATAGCCGCACCAAGGCCGGGAACAATCGAGTTGACCGCCCCTGTGGCGCTGTTCATCGCACCACCAAGGAAATCCGCAGTGCCCTGTGTGCCACTGCCTGTCGGAATATTACCGCCAAGCGCGTTTACTGTGGTGTTGAACGCCGTCGCCAGACCGTTTGTAAAGTTGGTCAGTACAGCTTCGGTGCGCGTAAGGGCATCGCGGTAAACCTGTTCGGTTACAACCGATACCTCCGTCAGCGTGTTCTGCAATGGGTCGAGAAGTTCGTTCTGCGCCTGCTGCCCACCGAACGCACTAGAGAGACCGGGGAACAGTCGGCCAAGAAGACCCCCGACTCCCATGCCGGGAAGCCCCTCGCCGCCACGGCGGGAAGGTTGCAGCGCGTTGCCGAAGATGGAACCGCCGCCGCCAGTGGCAGAGGAAATAGTTTGCTGCACAAGCGCCTTGGTGAACCCCTCGAAAATCTGCCGGGAAATGTCCAGCATATTTTTCTTAAAGTTATCCCACATATTTTCGGTGTCATAGATGAAATCACCGATGCCAGTGGAAAGAGTATCGATCAAGCCGCTGGTGGCATTCTCCGTAATGTCGATGATGCCGACAAGCTCTTTCTGGTATTCCGCGAACGCGCGGGCGATACCTGCGCCAACACTGGTGAAAGTGTCGTTGGCTTCGAAGGCCACGTCCGTGAGGTCGCGGCGGAAAAGCTCAAGCGCCGCAGAGCGGCGTTCCATTTGCGCGGTGAAGCTGTCGGCGGCGTCTATTTCAGCTTGCTTAAGGGCTTCGATCTGGTTGATGAGCGCGTCGTACTCGGTAGCAAGTTCGCGCAGCTTGATGGGATCGCCCGCAAACTCTCGCGCAAGGTCTTCGAATTCCCTTTGCAGTTCGCGAATCTGCTGATCGTAACCCGCTACAATCGATTGCAAGTCCAGATCGAAGGTATCCTCGATACGGCTTGTCAGGCTAACGCCGCGCAGGGTTTCGAGATACGACCGCCGTACCTCGTCGGACGTTCTGGCGAGTTGCAGGAACGCATCCTCTACGGCACGGGCTTCGGCGCGGGCACGTTCAGCGAGACGCTGCTGTTCCTTGAGGGCTTGTTCCTGCTCACGACGCAGCCGCTCATTCTCACGACGAAGTTCGTCGGCGCGGCGAAGCTCTGCCTGCCGCTGTGCCTCAATCGAGTCCCCGACATCGCCAAGACCAAGCAGGGCCGCGTTGGAAATACGATCAGACGCGGCGGCGAACGATCTGCGAAGTTCGGCTTCCTGTTCCGCCGTGATGTTCCCTGCCGCCACAAGCGCGACGACATATGCCTCAAAGACTTGCTTGTACTTTGCCTGCTCACGATCAATGATTTCCTGAGCTTCATCGACCGAGGTACTGGCGTTGATTTGATCATTGATGGCTTTGATCAGGGCAGAACCGTCAACGACCTCGCCAAGCGAAGGATTTCTGGCAAAATCAATACCAGTGCCCTTGAGAGCTTCTTCGAAGAATACATCGATGCCTTCCCTTGTATCGATGTTAAAGTCAACGAGAATTTCACCGAATTTGACCGCGAGGTCTTTCGAAATATCCTCAAGGTCAAGTTCAAGTTGCGCAAGTCCCGCTTCGTTGGCGAGACGAATACCCTCTGCCAAGTTTTCCGTGCGCCCAAGCTCCTGCTCAAGTACGCGGATACGAAGTTCTTCGGCCTGCCGCGCCTGTGAATCTGCGAGACCGGAGAGAGCGTTAAGCAGTTCGAAGTTTTTCTGGTCTTCCGCAACACGAAGAAGTGCAGTGGTTCTTTCCGCAGAGAATCCAGCCTGCAAAAGCAGTTCTTCAAAGATAGCGCGGACAGCTTCCTGTTCGCTTGCGTCGGAGTTTGCGATACGGTCACCGAGTTCTTCAATGAATTGCGTGGGAAGGTCGCCAGTTTCTTTCCAGCGATCTTGCAACGCCGCCAACGCTAGCGCGTATTCCTCGTTAGGTTCGATGAGACCTTGTTGCAGTCCGGTAACATAATCGACAAGCGCCTGTTGCCGTGCTTCTGCCAGAACAGCGACGTTTTCGTCGGCAACCCGCACGGCTTCTTCGAGTTCTTCCATGCGCTTGATAGCTGCGGCAAAGGCACCGCGTTCCTCCGCGCTGTAATCGGCAAAGAACCTGTTGATAGCGTTCTGCTGATCCTCTGCCCGTGCGCCGGGGTTGTTCCCAAGCAGGCGCATGACAAAGTTGCCATCGTTAGCATCTTGAATTGCGGCATCGGTTGCCCGCTTCAATTCAAGATATTCGGCGCGCATTTCCTCGAAATTTTCGAATTCATTATTGAGGGCATCCATGGCCCCTTGCGCAAGGTTCTTGTCAGCTTCATTGCTTCCCGCACGACGCCCGGTGAAGCTGAAAACGTCGAGCGCACTCGCGCCCATGCCTCTCAGAACGTCAAGCTCGGTCCTGACGTTATCAACGCGGCGGCGAACCTCTTCCGCTGTGCCGCGACCAATCAGGCGATCTGCCACGGCATCAGCATCCGCCGTGGCCTGTCGAACATCCTCTGCGCCGAAGCTGGTTGCGACGATGTTGGAAAGACGCTCTGCGCCGTCGCGGACATCCTCAATTCCAAGAGCGAGTCGGGTAAGCTCGACAAGGGCGAGACCTGCCCCGTAGCCAAGTGCGGCAAACGGAATGGCACGAATGGACCGCGCGAAAAGCAACGCGGCACTGTTGGCAACGCCGAACTGCAATGCGACCGCGCCAAGCGCAGCACCTACCCCTTGGAACGCGAGTACGGCAAGATTGAATACCTTGATGAGACCGCCCATGCTTGCGGAGAGACCAGTACCGATAAGTGCACGGTAGGCGAGTTGCAGTGCGCCAGCGGCGGCTGTAATCGCAACAAGCCCAACGCCAAGCTGCCCGAACAGCACAATCATGTCCTTGGTGCCTTGATCAAGGTTTTGGTAGGCATCAAGAAGGTTGTTCACCTGATCGACAAATTTCAGCACTAAGGGAGCGAGTACCGCCCCAAACTGCTTGGCAATATCGGTGAGACGGTTCTGAAACAGTTTCAGTTGACCGTCAAACGTACTCAGGTTGGCGACCGCGAGTTCAAGTGCCTTGTCTGTTCCGGTGACGGCATTCAGCAATCGCTCATAGGCATCCTCGCCAGTGACGCCAACGTCTTCGAGGGCCGCGATAAACGCCTTGACGCCAGCAAGAGCTTCTGTCTCGAAAATACGCGCAAGCTGTGCGTCGTTAAGGTCGGATTGCGCGATGTCTCGCAAGATGTCTGCGAGGTTTCGAAATTCACCCGTAGCTGTTCTGGTGGCGATACCTGCTTCTCGCAGCAAGGTGCCAGCTTCACCAAGAGGACGGACAAGGCGAATAATGATGTTACGGAGGGCCGTACCAGCTTGTTCGCCACGCAGACCCACGTTGAACAGAACGGAAAGAGCCGCCGTGGTCTCTTCGATGGAAAGACCTGCGAGGCGCGCAACCGGGGCCACCTGACGGAAGGCGTAGGCCAATTTATCGATACTGGCGAGCGAAGCTGTGATAGACGCAGTAAGGACGTTCGCCACGCGGTACGTATCCGTAACTTCTAGCCCAAACGCACGGATGTTGGAGGCGATAAGGTCTGACGCAACCGCCACGTCAGCCATGGTGGCTTGGGCGAGAAGAAGAACGCCCGTCATACCTGCAATCGATTGTTCGGCGGTGAAACCCGCCTGCGCTAGGTTACGAAGGGCCGAGACAGCTTCAAGTGCGGATGTGGTGGTGGAAAGCGAGAATTGCCTTGCCGCAGCAGCCATTCGGTTAAATGTATCGGTCGTACCACCAGCGATAGCGTTGGTCAGGGTGAGTTCCTTCTGGAATTCCCTGAACGAGTTGAGAGCAAAGCCAAAGGCCGTGGCGGAACTGGTAAGGAGGGCAAACGAAGCCGCTGCCCTCCTAAGATCGTCGCCCACTCGTCCAAAGTCAACGTCGCCCGTCGCCATTTACTTTCGTCCTCTTGCTTTGGAAGGCGTAGTAATCTTGGCGTACTTCGGCTGCTGCTTCGCTCTGGATGCTTTCGCCGCACTCATTGCACGCTCTTTGCTCTGCGCTTCCATGTCCCGCTCACCGTCCAATGCGGACTGCATCAAAACCATGGTCGGTTGAAAGAGGGCAGGTTGATGGTCTATCCCGCCGTGGGAAGGGAGGAACCCCTTTTCATAAGCGGCATGGGCCATAACGACATCGGCCCACCACTCCGGGTCTTCGTGGATAGGATGGCGAGGGCAACGATTCTGCTTCTCGCCGTTTGGTAGCTCCCAATAGAAGCCGTCCCTCCTATCCGCTTCGTGTACCGAACCTTTGCGGGGTTGCGCCTTTTCGGTACAACCCCGTTCGAGTTTCAGTTGGTCGGTGCAGTCTCCGCAGCGCCACTCGCGAAAGGCAGCGCGTCGGCTGGCCGCGACTGCGAAGCGGACTTTTTTTCGAGGTCGGGCGACATGCCGTTCCTCAGAAAGATCGCATCCGACAGTTCGTGAACCACGTCAACGGGAAGATAGGCGAAGCACTCGTCGTGCAGCACCTTGGCGAACCCGGCCCCGGCCTGCATCGTGCCTTCCTTGAAGGGAATCGGGCGACCTTCCTCGGTCAGGAAGTTGTCCCACCCGCGCAGACCACGACGTACGGCCTCGTAGGAACGCTGCGTACGGCGGTTGCCGATGCTGATGCCGTCGCCCTTCATGGTGGGGGTGTTGGTCATGTCCCCGAGTTCAATACGGTCAGCCTTCGTCAAGACGCCGAGATAGAACACCGTGGGTTGGCCGATTTCTTCGCGAACCTTGCCTTCCATTTCCGCGAGTTCTTCGTCGGACGGAACAGCGTTGCCAGTGGCCAAAAGACGCTGATAGGCTTCGGTCTTGATATTGTCGGGGTGCGCGGGGTCCGATTTCAGGACGTGGGGTTCGCGCTCTGCGAGGGACAAGCCTCTGATTGCCATGTCTGCTGCCTTTCCTTGGCTGCTGATATGGGGGCTACTTGGTCGCGTAAATCTTGCGTATCCTTGCCGCCCCGGTTGTTAACAGTTCGTCGTATTCTGCTTCCGCCGCCTCCCGCGTAAGGCGCGCGGCGAAAACGTAGTAAAGGTCTACACCTTTTTCGTCGCGTAGTCCAGTGGCCTTTTCGATGAGATAGATGGGCACCTTGCGCATGTCAAAGCTTCGACCATACGCCGTCCGTCAACCAGCCGTGCCAGTGTCCGACAGCATTAACAGATGGGTAAAGGGATATACTGTTTCCTTCTTGGGTTAGTTCCCACGAAGGCCCCTCCGGTGGCTTGAACCCTCTGCCCGCGCGCAAGACATATATGTTGCCGCATCCGCATGGGCATTTGTACCAGAAGAAGATATTACCACGATCATCAGCTTCGCGGATGCAATAACCGCCCGGTATACCGTTATCCGCCAAGTCTTCCCGCGTAGAGTAGGCTAGTGCACCAATCCTAGTTTCCATGACGCCCCGCGCTTGCAATCGATTGTAACGAAGAAGGGGCGAGGTTTCCCCCGCCCCTCCCACATCGCCATTGGGGGAATGGCCCCCACGTCAGACAAAACTGACGCGGAGCGGTTAACAGAACGTGCGGCCTGCAACGATATTCTCGATACTGGTCCTGTGGACGCCGAATCTCTTCGCAAGTGCCACCGCTCCGAACTCTCTGTCCTTTGGCTTGTACACCAATCTTATATACGCCGCATCATCATTTGTCAACTTTGCGGCATGGTGTGTTTCGCCTCGCATGCGGCGACCATGTAGTAGCTTGTCTTTCTCGTTATCGCGGCTGGTTCCCCAAGCAAGATTGCTTGCCTTCCAGTTCAACGGGTCTCCGTCTAAGTGACGCACAAGGTAGTGATGCTTCAATCGATTGCAATGAGCCTTTGCTACAAGCACATGCACCTGTACTGATCGTTGGTAACGCGGTGCATGCGATCTAAGGTCAGGTATTGTTACACGTGGGTATCTACCTTTGGTACTTACCCTCAATTCACGCTGCGAAAAATGTTTCCAATACTCTCTGGCAGATTCGACAATAAAACGGGAATACGCCGTCACTCGTATACGCCCGTCAGTGTGCGCCTGTACATGAGGATAACCCGGTACGTCTTTCCACATAATGCAAATCCCCGACACGTTTCCATGCCGGGGACTGTAGTATTTAATGATGAGCTAATCAAGTGCTTTGATTAGACGAAGGCGATCCTCAATTCGTCGTCACCACGCGAGGACAGCCCGTTAAGGGACAAGTTGACCTCGTTGGTGAGGATACCGTTCCGGTCGCCGTAGGTCAGCCCGGTAAAGTTGGTGCGTTCCATGTAGAAGCGGACCTGATTGCCGACCTCCGAGCCAACACGAAGGTGGACCGGGAACTGGTCGTTGACCGAGAAGGTCGCCCACATACCCGTATAGGCTTCGTAGGTGGCTTCCGGGTTCATCTGAGCGGTGGGTTCGCGGCCCGTGATCTGCGCTCCGTCATAGCCCTCTTCCGCGTTCATACATTCGCGAAGGTTGAGGGTGTTGCCGAGAGCGATGGTGAACGACTGTGCGCAGAAGTCCAGATCGCCCTTGATTGACATTTGGGCGAGTTCGACCTGCGGCGGCTGAACCTGATCGAGAACGGCATCCAGCCATGCGGGTTCTTCCACGGGGTCGAGATAGTTCCCCTGAAACTCGAACTGCGCTTGGCCGAGGTTGCCCGCCTCGCCCGTGAACGTCACGGTGCCCATGCAGGACGTGGCCTTGTGCAGCACGCCGTCCATATTCAGGTAGAGCGTGATCGTCTCGGTTTCGGCATCCCGCGACGTGGGCTTGTAGTGGTAGCCCGTCTCGTAGAGTTGGACCACCCATTTCTGGCCCTCGACAAGGTTGCCAGTCCACGTGGGCGTGATGGTCGCGCCCGAGTTGCCGAGTGCAACAGCCGTGCTGCCCGAGGTCACCGTCACAGGCGCAGAACCGCTGGTGAAGGTCACGGTAATGGTATCGGTAACCGCCGAAGCCGCCAGCCGCGAATCTGCGTCGATCAGAGCCGCGAGAGCCGCCGCAACGTCTTCCTCGTCATCGCCCGCCTCGACCTCGTAGAAGAAGGTCAGACCGCCGACGATCACATAGCACTGATCCCCGGCAGCGGGAGTACCGCCGACGACGATTTCCAGCGCCGTGCGGTCGGTCTCGTCAAGCGTCAGCGTGGTATCCGACGAATTGTTGACACGAACCTCGTTGCGGGTGTTCGGCAGCACAGTCGTGTCCTCGGAACCCTGCGACCATTTCGTGACCTGCACTTCCGCCGTTGCCGACGCGCCGCCAGTCACGACCTCGACAAGGTAGGAGCCGAAACGCGCGGTCGGAGCCGCCGTCTTGCCCCACGCCACGACAGGACCATTCTGCACGGTGCCGTACATGACGGGATCGGCAATCTGGTTCGCCGCACCGGAAGCGATCAGGAATTCCTTCATGCCGCAGGCGCGGAGAAGCGTGCCAAGCTTCGCGCGCTGTGCGGGGGAGCCGGAACCCTTGATTTCATGGGTGAAGCTGATGCTCACCTGCTTCCGACCGACGCCTTGCGGCACGGGCGAGAACGAAGGCCGGAAAACAGGCCGTTCAAGCAGGGTGGGGTCAAGCTGGTAATCGAGGTCTCCGACGAGGAAGGCGTCGAGGGCCGGATCAGGCAGCGGGTCAACCCCACGGGAGACTTCGAGTTTGCCGAGCATGAGGCTCAGCGCGGTTCTCATCGACGGTTTCGCCATATCTGGCTCCTTTTGGTGTGCGTCAGGTTTCAGTCATAAGCTTGTACGGGTTATGGAGGCGGGTGCGGTACTTGACCAGAACTCTGAGCGTTCCGCCGGGGTAGACATCATGGATGCCTATGATTTGATGATCGTTGCCTTCGTCCTTGATGTCCAGAGTCAAGCCGCCAAGCTGGTGATCTGCAAGGATGGCCTTCTGAACGATTCCGAGATAATACTTGTAAACTTGCAATTCGTCCAGTCCTCGCGTCGGCGTGAAGCGAAAATGGATGAATACGGGCAAATTGTATGTCTGACAGCCTCCGTAGCTTTCCAGCATTTCCTCTTCGCCTTCCTCAAGACAAGCGAGAGGGCACTGGTCGTTTCCAAGCTTTTCCGGGTTTCCGGGGTACACAACCCGGAAAACTTTCTCCCCCGGAGGGTCGGCGGGAGGTGCGGGGCCGTCATACGTATTGTTCAAGATCAGTAACAACGCTTCAATGATACGCTGTCTGACGGTTTTGCCATCGGCGGCAATAGCGGTAGCTTTTGGCATGTTATCTCCTGTTACGCTTGATACCAGTGAGCGATGCGAAATCGATCTGGTTGAACGTGCTGAGCATGATGCGCCCGACTGCTACCATGAAGTTGTCGCGTCTAGAATTCCACGCATCACGCAAAAACCCTTCCGCTGGAAAGTCCGCCGAATCAACAAGAACGTAAAGAAGCGTAAGCCTTCCGGTGGCTCCCTTGTACGCGATGTAGAATTTGCCTGTTCTCTTGCTCTTGTAGATGAAGGTTTTCAGAATGCCTTGCCAGCTACGCGGGCCGGGGAGTTTGGGTGAACCGTCAGGGCGAAGCGCGGCGGGTAGCGGGATTGCAAGGGCCTCTGCCGCAACAGGGAAGATGGTTCCGCCTTCCTCACGCAGCTTGACATAGCCGGGGCCGATGATGTGGCCGCGAATATCGAGAAACCTTGTACCGAATACTCGGGTTCCGCCAAGCAGGGTGCGACGTGCGCGACCGGAACGGTAACCAACGTCACCGTCGATGACGACCTTTGCCACAACGGCAAGAAGGGCTTTCTTTAACTCGACGCGAACTTGTGCCGCGATGAGTGCTTGGTTCCGCAGACTCGCGCCCTTAGCACGGCCCAAGGCCCCGAAGATGCTGAGCATTTCAGGGCCTACGTTTACTTCGAAAACTTTGACGTTGCGGACCGCCATTATGTCAGCCCGTCATAAGACGGACCTCGGTGCGAATCAGTGCAAGTGCCGACTTGCACAAACCGGACGGTCCAATGGAATCGCGGGTGTTGCGTTCTTCCTGTTCGTTGCGCGACGAACCAGTGACCTCGTTCAAGAGCGCACGGAACTCAGCCATTGCTTGCTGAGCGCATGCCGTCTTGATGTGCGACGGAACGTTGAGAACGCCTGTTGCCTCGTATTCGGGCGGATCGGTGGGTGGGTCGGTGACGACCTCTGCCATGATTTCTTCGTAACCCGCCACATACGTAATCTGCAAAGAACGGCCAACGCTCTGCATGACCTGCGGATAGATGACGATGGCGTTCAGGCGGTTGTCAAACTGGTAATAGCTGGTGTCGAGCGCCGTAGCGTTCGCCCAATCACCGCCTGTATGGAATTTCAGAATGGGATAGTCCCCTTCCACCAAAGACACGGGGCGTTCCTTGAGAAAGAACTTGGCGACGTTTCCGCCGCGCCCGATGGCGACATCGATGTCCTGCGTATCGAAATACTCGACATAGGTTTGCCGATCAAACTCACGCCGGGTATAGCGGCGGATCAAGGCAGAAGATTGTTCAATGCTGGCCGCGATCATGGGATCGTCCGCAGTCCAGTTGGCACCGCTCTGCATCAGCGATTTCACATCGTCAAGAGAGCAAAGTGTTGTCATGTTTTCACCGCTGCAATCGATTGTAGGGGCGAACGGGGGCGCTAGGCCCCCGATCAGTATCAGGAGGGACGACGCAGCTTGCCGGGGCGACCATTGCCCGCGACCTTGACGGTACGGGAAGCGGAGACACGGCGGGGCCGAAGCTCATCCTCAATCGAAGCCTCGCGCGGATCAGGGACGTTGCGGGAGATACGGAATACGGGTTTCTCCCATTCCTCGCCGTCGCCGTCCGAAATCTTGTCATGCAGCTTTTCGAGATAGGCTGCAATCTTGGGATCATCGAGCACTTGAGGCTTTCCGTACTCGAAGCGGATAGAGTCCTTGGGGTCTTGCGGCGTTCCATCGGGATGCCGCAGGGTGTAGACCTTACCGCGAATGAGAGTGGCAGTGGTAACGAGCTTCGACATGGTTTTGGGTGCTCCTGATAGGCCCTGATCAATGCTGGTGTGCGGCGTCAGGGCCTATCTGGTTGTTGCAGATCAGGCGGCGATGTTGAAGCTGCGAACCACCATGTCTTCCTGTTCCAGCGTGAAATCGAAACGCATGGTGAAGACGATGATGATCACACGTTCGCGGCTGTCGCGGTCGAACTCCATCCGCATGTTCCGCTGGACACCGAACAGGATGTTCGACGGGTCCATGAACAGGGCTTGCGTATGCGGCATGCCCGCGCAGCCCTTGAGCGGAACACCGAACGGCGCGAAGTTGACACCGTTGCCGCCGACAAGCACCGAGTCACCGAGGCCCGTCTGACGCTGTGCGACCTGCATCATGTAGCGGAGCATCTGGTTGTGCGACGTGTAGAACTTGTAACGGTTCATGACGCGCTTGAACTTGTCGGGAAGCGTCTGGATCATTTCGTTGAACGTCACGGCGTCCAGCGGTGCCCCGGCGTTGTTGACGGTGTTCGACGTGGCCGAAACCAGCAGACCATCACGCAGCGCGAGGTAGGTGTCCAGCGAAGACTCGTCACCGTTGATGAGCATGTCTTCGATGTCAACGCGGATGCGTTCGGCCAGCTTGAACAGCACGGTCTCTTGGAACCGCGTGTTGTCGATGGCACCGCCTTCGATGTTGTCTTCCAGCACTTCGTACGGAAGGTTGACTTCCGCGATGACCTCGAAGGTGTTCAGTTCGACCTTCGACGTGGTGACCTTGGTGCGGTCGGCACGGGCCAGCGCACGAGGGCCTTCCTCGCCGGAAAGCGGCGACGAAATCAGCCCTTGGTTCGCGGGGCGCAGCGCGCGGGTCGCGAGGTCGAGCTTGTTCACGATCATCTTGGGCCGGGTCATGTTGATCAGGCGAACATCGTCCAGCAGAGCCGTGTCCTGCACAAGGATACGGATGAAGTTGTTCGCCTGCTCGGGCAGCATCAGGCCAGCGGTCGTCAGGTCCGAAAGCGCCATATCCGCCTTGGCCAGCAATTCCTTCGTTCTCATGGTGTAGTTCCTCTCGTCATTCTCTGGTGTGAGGGTTGTCGTCAGTCGGTTGGTCTGGTCAGGCGTCAGCCGAACATGCTGCGCTGGGTCTTGTCAGTCAGCCAGTCCTGCGTGGACTTGCGCTGCTTCTCGGGCGCGGGGCCTGCCTCGGCCTTGGGGGCCGGGGTGGACGATTTCTGCGTCTGCCGCCGCGAGGCAAGGGCTTCGACGGTTTCCGTCACGGCCTCAAGCTTGTCGGTGACGGGCGCAAGCGCCTTGGCAATGATGTCCGCGACGGCCACGGTGGTGTCCGCAGTCGTTGCAGTCGATTGCAGCGGCTTGGTCGCCGCCTTGGTGTGATGTTCCGCTTCGCCGCCCGAAAGGAACAGGGCGTAGCCCTTGGCCCACTTTTCGAGCTTCGCCCGATCCTCGTTCTTGTCGAACGTCTTGGCGATGTTCTCTTCGCCAGCGCCAACGTAGGCGTCGAAGAAGGAATCGAGACCGATCAGGATTTCGGCGTAGTCGGAAGCGGCCTTCATGAGACCTTCCGCCTTGGCGTCGGCGGGCATCGATTCTTCGCCAAGGATGGCGGCGACGACGCCGTTGAACGCGGCCTGCACGTCATAGTAGCCGGGAGGGGTCGAATCCCACTGCATGCCAGCTTCCAGCGCCGCAGAGAGCGTGGATTTCTTGGCGTAGAACGCATCCCAACCGCTGAACTTGGCGACGGTTTCCTTGGCCTGCTTGATGAAAAGCGAACGCTTCGACGGAGCGGCGTCGGTCTTGGTCTCGACTTTGGCCTCGTCCTCGTCGCTGGCCTCTTCCTCGTCCTTGGGCATGGGCTTCTTCTTGCCGTAGCCCTTTTCCTCGGATTCGGCCTCGCCCTCGTCTTCCTCGTCTTCGCCCTCGTCGGACTCTTCGTCCTCTTCGTCGGGATCGTCGGCCTTGACGATGAATTCACCGATATGGGCGATCACGCCCGCATCGTCTTCGTCATCCTCGGAAAGATCGACCTTGCCGACACGCACGGGCGTAACATCGACAAGCGCCCCATCAAGGGCCTCGAAGCCGCCGCCGTCCAGCGCCTTGATCACGAGTTCTTCGGGTGCGAAATCCGAATCCGCAAGCCAATCCTTGACGGACTGTTCGTCCGCGAAGTTGTCGGCGGCGAAGGAGAACTTGATGATGGCCTTCTCGGACTTCGCCTCGGTCGCGGCCTCGGTCTTCGGAACGGTCGTCACCTTCTTGTGGGATTTCTTGGTCGTTTGCGGTGCCTCGCTCCGCTTCTTGATGGCCATGGCAGTTACTCCGTGTTTTGCCGATTTGATCAGCGTGAAGGGGGTTTCGTTTGCGCCGCGATCCACCAGAGAAACGTAGGTGGCGGTCGCCCCATGAAGCTCGGAAGCTTCCCGAATTGCTCGCTTGACCTTGATCTTCATTCGTTCCTCAAGTGGATGCGGTGGGTTCGCCCATCCGTTTCATCAGTGATATTCGAGTTCGTGATGGTATGGGCGGGGCTTCCATCGCTGCCGGGGCCAGTCTTCCCCCACGCGATACCCCCGTTCTCGTCCATGCGGACCATGAAAGGGTGATAATGCTTATCATGCGGATCAGGATCAGTAAAGCCATAATACCATGCGTCGTATTCGATTTCAACAACGGTATCCTTGCGGAACGTCATGATTTCGAAACTGTAGCCGTTGATTTGACCGTCCTTGACCTGTTGCCAGACCACATCGTCATCGATCTTGGTGGTAGCAACCCACGCACCTTCGTCGTAATCCGGGTCATCCTTGCGGGCGATGAAGCTCTCAACAATGTGGGCCGCAACAAGCTTGTTGTTGTGCTGCAAGTCGATGGAGTGGGTCAGGCGGTTGCGCATGAAATCGTGGGCGACCTTCTGCAATTCCTGCTTGGTCATGAAGTGCCCATGGGAATCGAGAACATCCGGGGCATAGACCTGTCCGGTGACGAGACGCTGATCGTCATCAGATACCTTGGAGATACGGTAGGAGGCCGTTACGACCTCCGGCCCTTTGCAGGCTTTGCGAAGAATATCCGCGACTTTGGCCATGTCATTCCACCGTGCTTGCAATCGATTGTAGGCGATCTTCGATGTTGCTGACCGCTTCGTCAAGATCGTCTTGCATCTTGTGAACAACCTTGTCAAGCAACCTTCTCAGGGATTTCTGCAAGGGCAGATTGGCGTCCCGCAGATCGAGTTCTTCGTCGTCCTCGGGCGGAACCGTTTCTTCGAGGGTTTCCTCAAAGATGTCGAGACCTTCGATTGTCTTGCCCGCCTTGACGTACTGCATGACAATGGAGAACGGAATGTCGCCCCACTCATCCATGACGGGTTCGATGTCGGCGTCCAGATAGCGGTTGGCGATCTTGATGGCGATGTTGGCGGTAAGCGCCCCTTCGCGGCCAAGGCTGTTGATGATCCGCGCAACTTCCTGCGGGTCTTTGATCCCCGGCCCTGTGGATTTGGCCCGCCAGAAGCGCAGGCCGTGCGTGGCAAGCACAACGCGGTGGAACATGTCGTCCCACGACATGCGTTCCGGCTGGAAGATTTGCTCATCCGCCGTAAGCATGGATGCGAAGGCACTGGCGCGGTTGTAGTCCTTCGCGGAACCGATGTAGATCGGCGGCAAGCGGAAGGAGGAACGGGCTTTCTCGGAGCCATCCGAGATATAGTCTTTGAACAGACCTTCGTGCTGCCGCTCGGAGAGCATCGGCTTCATGTCAACGCGCGGTGCTGGCAGGCTTCCGTCGAGCGCCGCCATTTCGCCCGCGTCTGCCATGGCTTCAAGCACGACGATCCGGTTCATGGCCTTTTGGCCGCGCACACCGTCGATATAGCTTTTGATCTTCTCAAACGATTCCTCGGTGAGTGCGCCGCCCGAAACCAGCACAGCCATGGCCGGGATGGCGTTGTCACGGAAGAAATTGAGGTTGACCATTTCGGCTTCCCGCGCGCCAAGCAGGGAAGGCAAAGCCCCTACCCAACGTGGAACGCCATAGCAGGTGCCGGGGCTGTAGAGGGACTGGTAGTAGATTTCGGTCGCTTCTTCTTCGATAGAGAGCGAGTTGTTGACCTTCCCTGTCGTGGGATCGATCATGCGCGGATCGCCCCATTCCTTGAACCACGTTTTCTTGCCGTACTCATCGATCTGTACAAAACGGCAGAACCGCTTGTACCCATTGCGGACAGCGCCGGATACGGGGTCGGTGTAGGTGATCGGGGTGTATTCCTTTTCCCGGTTGGTCATGCGAATGGTGGAAGTCGGAACGTGGTCAAAGCCGACGACACGCCCCGCCGCATCCCGCTGAATCTCGAAACAGCGTGCGCCAAGAACCTCGTAGTCCACTCGACTGTCCTCGCGGTGCTGCTTGAGTGTGCGACCGTCAGAGGTCAGCGTACCCAAGAGACGCAGAAGACGCATTTTCTCGTTCTGAGCCGCGCGGGAGGATTCCTGTCCCTCTACGCCAACGTACTCGACCACAAGACCATAGGCTTCGATGTTGGTCCGGTAGGAGTCAACACACTGGCGCAGGATAGAAGACGAGTAGTAGACCTTGAGCAAGTCCCTGTAGGAATAGACAGGTTCGATGATCCGCAGACCGCCGCTCTCAGACAGGATGTCGCCCTCGACAACGCTGTAGTGCGGATTGTAGTTGGTGTCAAAGATGCCGTAGACGTTCTTGCTGATATTCTCGACGTTCAACGACTCTTGCAGACCAGCCGTATAGCCGATGGGGCTATGGAACCCGGTGACTGTCGGGTCTTGGGCGGCAAGACGTTCTTGCGCAGGTTTTTTCGAGAGACGGATTTTCCGCGACAGCGCCATGACTATCCCCTTTAGGATTTCGCATGACTATAGCGCAGACTTTTGTTGATTGCAACTTGCTTACAATCGATTGCTAGGCGCGAGACGCTGGCTTAGATCGGATTAGCTTTAGCTTTTTCTTTTTCGGCGCTTTTACGGGCGCTAGAGAGGCTTTAGAGGGTTGCACGGGCCGGGGCAGGGGTAAGGTCCGACCGGGCGGGAAATCGTCCAAAAATTTGGGGAAGTCCCACAGCAGGATTTGACGGAAAAGCAGGCTGGTTCCTTCGCTGGCTTCGATCTTGTCCATGGTGGTTATGGCCGACATATGCCGCGCTACGATTTCATGCTGCTGGTCGGTGAGTATGCTTTTCTTGAAAGCGCGGCGCATCGCAACAGACAGCACATAGATGAATATGCGCTCATCCAATGAAAGTTCGGATAAAGTTCGCGCCCCTACCTTACTGCATATGCGCACAAGATTGTCGTCTGCCGTGTCGATATAGTTGACACATGACTTGTTGACCATGGACGCGAGGATAGGCACCTTGAATACAAGCTTCCAGTCGTCACCGAATAGCTTGATGTGGCGTTCCTCGTTATTGAGCCGCTTGACTATGGGCATCAGCGTTTCTCCCATTTACAGTTATCGGGGGAGTAGTCGTAACTCTTGTTGATACGGACAAGAGCGTAGCGACCATCGGGCGCATCCCCCATGTCTTCGTAAAAATTCTCGAAGCTGTTTTTCCATCGGTCGCATACCTGAATGCCCAACGCTCCATAGAATTTGTAACCGGATGTTTTGTCGTTGTAGCATTTCTGTTTCATGCGGGTCCACGCACGGTAGGCTTTCGTGACGGAACCGCTGGTCCCCTGCCCATGAGTGGTGGCCCGCTCTGCGTACATTCTGCGCCGCTGTTCGAGTGTCTTGTGTCGATTGGCTGTATCGACGTGAACGCGGCGAAGGCATCCGCACGACTTGACTCTGCCTAGAAGTAGCGAACGTATGTAGGCTACTTTCTCTCCACCGCACTGACATACGCACTTGAATTTGTGATCGCTATCCTCGACAGGCTCCGCGATTGTCAGTAGGCCGCAGCGCATACCAAGGTAGATACTCATGCACGCTTCCCACGGAAAGGGTCGCCGCCGAGACGGAAGGGCCACAGCGGGCACTCGATTGCCGTGCATTCGGCAACGCCCTTTCGCCCGCCTTGGCAAACGATGCACATGGCCGTGATCGCGGTAGCCCGGTTCTTGATACGATTGCGGTATCTGATTTCTTGGCTGTTGCGTGAGTCGAACGGAGTACGCAACGCGGTCAACCGATCATCCATGGTGAAACGCTGGTCGGGTCGATCATCGCCGCAGGCCATGGCAACAAGGCCGATGCGACGGATATGCGCGGCGTCCGGGTTTTCTCCGTACACATCGACAATACGTCCCCCGGCTTCGACGCTCTTTTTTTCCTTGGGCACGGCGGCAACCTCGTCAAGTAAGGTGGGCTGTTCGGCGGGTGCGCTTGAACGTTTCTTGATTGGCATGGTTACTCCGTTGCATCGGCGTCGTCGCCGTCCTCGCCGTCTTCGAAAAGTGCTTCCTCTGCAAGTTCCTCTTCCGTCATGGGAGGATCGGGCAGAATGATCTTGCTTAGGTCGAAACCGCGCAGCGGGTCTTTGCCCATACGGAACGGATGCAGCGGGCAGGTAACAGACGCGCATTCGTTGACGCCCGCGACGTATCCGCCTTGGCACTGCACACAGTAAGCGCGGATGCCCGTCGCTCGGTTCTTGATGCGCTTCTGGTATTTGTTGCAGACCGCATCCCCGTTTTCGGCATCACGGACGGCTTCGACAAGCTCATCGAACGGAACGTGCTTGGGGTTCGCCCCCTGCCACGAAAGCCTGCGCTCAAAAACCGTGATTTCCTCTTCGATCAGGATGCGCTCAATGGCATCCTTTTCGTTACGAAGTTTTTCGTAGAGCTTTTCCAAAGACCTTTCGAGGTCTAAGCGATGGCTCTGGCTGTCCGGTGTGAGCGGCGTCTTGTAGAAGTCGGGCTTTGTAGCTGGCACTGACACTTCCTACCCTTTCGTGCATGGTTTGGCGCTTGACCGCATTGGCTTTGGTCAAGGCTTCTAAAACTGCGGCCACGGGATCAGCATTGATGCCGACTGTCCATGCTTGATTGGCATCACTGAATTTGACGATGGCTTGGTACTGCGTCGGGTTCAGCGAATGATCGTACTGAGATACCCGAAGCAAAAGCTCCTGACCATCGTTGTCGAAAGCACGCTTCATTGCGTCACGCAGATCGTCGCTGCAATCGATTGTAGCAGCCTTGGGCTGTGGCTTTTTCAGTAGTAGTTTTTTGGGCATGGTTTGCTCCGCGTATACCGTTAGAGTATATAACGGATTCTTGGCAGAAGCAAGCAGCTATACTGCTACTGCGATGCTCCATCCCCGGTCGATTGCACCTTGCGCTGGCGAGGCGAAACACGACGAACAGGCTTACGCTTTGGCTGCGGGCGACGGAACATGTCGGGTTCCGTTTCAACGTCCAATTCCTCAAGGTCGATGCTTGG